ATGGCAGCTTGTCGCGCTCGGAACGCTCCTTCATCGTGCTGCCCGGCGTCCAGGCCTCGATCCACGCATCGAACGTCGGCTTGCCGTCCTCCGTCGTTCCGGTTCGGACGACATTTCCTTGCGCCGTGATGTCTCGGTTCTGCGAAAGGTCGAGACCGATGCTTACGCTGGCGCCTTTGTGCTCCGCCGGATCGAAGTCGGCCATAAGCGGCTCGACGACTTCGCGGCTCATCCATGCGACATCGGAATCCGTCCACATGCAGAAATGCAGGCGAAGGATGTTGTTCTGCTTCGATGGGATGTTCTTGGCCTGCGCTACAACGCCGGCAAGGTATTCCTCAGTGATCGTTACGCCGAGAAGCGGGTTTGCCTTCGCCCAGCACGATGGATCGTTGAGCGGGTCGTCATCTGGATCGAGGCTGCAGATATAGGAGAACAGGTCGTCGTCGAGCGGCCGTCCGATGAACGTCGGATCCGTGACGGCATCCTCGTGCCCGGCCGCCACCTTGACCGCCCACTCGTGTTCGCTCCAGGCGACCGAGTTACGGTCAGATCCAGAGTTCGTGATCATGAAAAGCAACGGCTGGCGGCGAAACTTGAATCCGCGCTCCAGCATTTCCAGAATCTTGCCGTCCGGCAGCTCGTGGACCTCATCAGCCAGCACGAAGTACGGACGAGGACCGGAACCAGACTTTCCGGTATCGCGCGAAACAGGCCGGAAGAAACTTCCGGACTTGTGGTGCGCCATGTTGTATTCGCGGCCAACTCCGCCGGAGAACTCGATGCGCTTCGCCAGCGCCGGCGATTGACGCACCATCTTCACCGCATCAGCGAACAGGATTCCCGCCTGCTCCCGCTTCGCCGCTGCGGCGTATATCTGCGCGCCGGCCTCGCCATCGGCGACCATGCCGTATAGACCAATGCCGCCGGCCATGGGGCTTTTGCCGTTGCCCTTGCCCTGCTCTACATAGGCCCGGCGAAACCTGCGAGTGCCGTTCGCCCGCTTCCAGCCGAACAGCGATCCGACAATGAAAGCCTGGGACGCATGGAGCTGGAACGGCAGACCTTCAAACTGACCCTCCGAAAGTCTCAACACCTCCTCGAAGAAACCGAAGGCCGTGTTCGCGGCCTCATGGTCGAATCGCAACCCGCGCTCGTGGCCGTCCTGAAGGTCCTTCAGGTGCCGGCGGCAGGCGTTGCGTACATTCGGCCCTGCGACAATCTCTCCGGAGACAACCGCCTCCGCGTAGTCCTTAGTTCGGTCGGGCAAAGAATCGGTCGGACGGATCTTCTTCTTCGCCGTCGCCATGAACCACCTTCGTTTCGTCGACCGGCGTAGCTCCGAGTTTCGACAGAATCGAACTCAGCGCCTGAGTGGCCGAAACACCGAAGTCCTCATCCGTGTCTAACCTGGCCGACAACCGGCACGCCATCCGCAGCAATACCCGGTGACCCGAGTTCAACCAGGGAAGCTCCGCCTTGAATTCCTCCCAGTACCCGCGCTCGCCTTCGGTCATCGCCGCATAGGGTTCGCCGATCGGGCGAGTCCGCTTTGGGGCCTGCCGATCAGCAAATCGGCCTGCATTTTTCAGTACAGCGCCAGAGGCTTCAGCCTTGGCCTGCGGCAGTCTTGGCCGCGCCATCGTAAGTCCTTGATTCTAGTCGTCCGACGATTTGTGGATGCGCGAAGGATGGATCGGCGCCGGTGTCCGAGGGTGATGCCTTGAAAATGAACGACCTCCCCGCCCCTGCTGCTCCTGATGCGGAGCCTGCCAACATGCGCGCATGACCGTGCCCGCTGACGCCCATAGAGGCCGTTGCGTTGCCCTCAATGCATTCGCATGTCGCGATGGAGGCAATGACCTTATGCATTGTCCGCACCCTTGCGACGCCAGAACTCCAGGCATCCGAGGATTGCATCCGAGATTCGCGCGTCTTTCGACTGCGATATCTCTCCAGTCTCTCCATCCATGCGAGTCCATGGCCCGATTCGCTCGAAGCGGAACACCTTTACTTGGGGTAGCGTGCTGGAGCTATTGGAGCCATCCGTCCACGCCAACTGCTGCTGGCTCGAATACACCGCGCTCAGTTTTAGATTTTCGATCGTGGCATTCACCGCACAGGCTCTGCAGGTTCGATGGCTTGTCCGTTCCCTGCTTCGACAGCGGCAGTATGTGATCCACCTCGGTTGCCTCGCGTATGCGTCCGGCGGCGCGGCAGTGCTGGCACAGGTACTTGTCCCTCGCCAGTATTTGCTCCCTCAGTCTGCGCCAGGGCCTGCCCGTCAGCTTCCGGTGCTGACGCTCCTTGTGCCATGGCTTCTGCATTGGCTGCCTCCAGTTCATCGGCACACATGCGCAACTGTGCTGCCTGCTTGATGTAGGCCGTGCGCAAAGCCTCGTTCGCCCTGCAGTTGTAGGCCTTGGAGATACGCAGGTAGTCGTCGGCCTTGGCGCGCCATTGATCAAGAAGCGTCGCTACATTGAGGCTCATAGCTTCTCCCCATCACGCCAGATGGTGACCTCACCAAAGATGCGGGTTGTCTTCAACTTGCGGCTGGAGTCCCTTAGGTATTTGCCATTACGCAGGCAGTACTTGATCACGCATCCCTTTTCGGCATCCGCGGTAACGCACCTGCTTACTCTTGATCCGCTCGATGAACGAGGAGACCACCTATTTCGGCCCGACTTGAGTGTCGCCGAATAGCGGCCGCTAGATGCGTCCCTGATATATCCGGGATCTGCCTTGTTTGCGCTTATGCGCATATCTCATCGCCCGTCTGTGAATGGGTGCCGTGGATTACGCGCCACGGCGTCGCCGCCCTCTAGGGGCCGCGCTGTCTCACGACAGTGCCCGTCATGCCAGTTACGGCCTCTCGAACCTCATGGCCTCAGGCTCATCCAGCGGCGTGATGTCCATGTCTCGGACGCCAGCCATGCGCAACAGGATGCGCCTCCACCACGACAGCGGTTCTGATTGCTCAAGGTTGTCGAGCGTGAGGCCCGCCATAGTCGGAACATTCACCGCGCAATCAATGCGCGCACGCCACAAGCCATTGACTTCGGCTATCAGCTCAATGCGCGTTACACCCGCAACCTTGGCTCCGTCGGGCAACAGGACCTGCGTTCCCTGTGTGAGGGTTGGCATGCCCGGCTTAGTTACCGGTGGGACCACCGTAATGATGTTGTTCACGCTCATACGCTCCCATCCCCAAGGATGTCGTACTGCTTGCGTGCTGCCTGTTCTTCGTAGATGCCTACGATGGACTGTAGGGCCATGCGCGTACGCTGCATGCTGTCCTTCAAGATGATCGTATGCACGCCGAGCATGGCGATTGCCTCTGCCCTGCGTTGGCTCAGCCAGTCTGTTGGTACGCCACTGCCCCAGCTCATCGGGATCACCTCTGTTGCGCCATGCTGGTGAGCACCTCGTCTTAGGAGGCGTCGGAACGTTGCCAGCGCGTATCCTCTATCCCTTGCGGGAAGGCGCTTGTTGCCGTGGATCAGTAGCCCAGAACAATCCCGATCAGGCAGATCGCGACGAACGCCAGCGCGCATATGCCCTGCGCTCCCGCCGTCGTTCTCCAGATAGGGACCGGCGGCTTCCGTATGTCGCTCGTCCCATAGGGCGTCGCTCGTGGCCGCAGTATCCCGTCGTCGTGCATAACGAACGGATGGATGCAGTACCCATCCCGTTCCTTGTCGCAGATCAGGCAGCGATTCACCGAATCACTCCCTTCTCCCTCAGCTCACGCATGCACGCATCCTGTCCAGCGCGTGCGGTGCGCTCGGTCTCGATGATGCCCATGACCTCAAGCGACCAGATCGCCATGTCCCACATCTCAGGGATGGGCGGGACTTGCAGCAGGATGGGGAGCGGGCATTCGACCACCGGCGGTGTTTGCGCGGATGCGGGCCGCTTCGAGCTCGTCGCGCACCCTGCTATCCCACACGCACACGCCAGGCACAGGATGATCGCGATACACGATGCGGACGCGCTGGATAGCTTCATGGGTCGTTGTCTCGATCGGCGGCAGGTTGGCCGCCAGGTAGTCCAGCATTGAGGTCGTCGCGGTCGCGGATGCGGTAGCGCGGCGGTCCTGTTCGGCCTGTGCGGTTGCGGCGGCCTTGGCGTACTTGGCCTCGGCCTTGGCGATTCCTTCCTGCACGCCGTCGTGGTGGATCCAGGCGGTGCCGATCCAGACAATGAGTCCAAGCGCAATTGCGACGTAGTACTTGAGCATCACGCTTGCGTCCCGGTCTTGATGCAATGGAAGAATGCCGAGGCGAGAAACCGAACGTCAGGCATCACGCTGTCGCACAGCTCCTCATAGGCAGCGGCGGCGCACTTGCCCAGCCCAAGAGCAACCATGATGGGCGTGGCAATAACGGCAACAGCTAGCACGTACGCGCGAAACACCCATGGGCCGCGACGCGCTGCCGCGTCACTCAGGCGGCCAGTCCATCTCTTCCCGCGCGTCATGGCGTGTGGTTGTTCTGCAGGGTGTAGCGGCACGTGACAGGGCCGCACCACTGGTCAACCGCGTCGGGGTCGGCCAGTTCGATGTTCAGGTAGTACCGTCCGCCTGGCTCCAGTTCGCAGCCTGCGCCGATCGATCCAGCCATCTTGTAGGCGAGGATTGCTTGACCGGGACCACCACTCAGGGCGGCACAGTTCGGCGCCTCGGGCGCGAAGTCACCGCAACGATGGCTGATTGACACGATGTTCTGTGGGCCCGGCACCGTCTCGGCCTTGTAGATCACGCCATGCTGATTCGCGGGCGTGTCTGCCGGGACGACGAAAGCGGCGGACACATACTCGGCTCGCCTCACCGCCACGAACACCGTATAGCCCTGGTCCCACGGGAACGCGGTTGGGTTGTTCGGATCCGTGAAGGTGCCGAAAATGTTGTCCGCGTTCGTGACGTTGCGGACCGTCGCATCGGCAATGTCGTACCGGTGCGCGAGCTTCGTTGTAATGACGCGCCCCGCTGGGCATGCCGCCTCGACATCGAACCCGTCGCGGAATAGCGAAGTCTCGATCGGCTCATCCATCGCGCGCCATGCGTAGGGCGCAGCGACGGTGCTGCCGGTGAATGCCAGCAGGCAGAGGGCGAACAGGGTGCGCATGGTCAGTGCAGCGGATACTTCGGAGACGAACCGATGCCGTCGGCCATGTGGGCCGCCACTGCATCCTCGGCGGTCAGCCACCATTGCGACGCCTCGTGTGCGCGAAACTCGTCGAGCGGCATTCCTGCCCGGTCGGCGATGTATTGTTCGTAGCCCATCCACATGCGATAAATCAGTGTCACGCGCTGGATCATGTGCGGCAGTTCGTCCTGCGCACCCATGCTGGCGTTGTGGAACATCAGCACGGCATGCGGGGCCATGTATCGCTTTGCGCCGTAGGAATGAATGACTGCAGCCATGCTCGCAGCCTGGCCGACAGCGACCGTGTAGATCGGTCGGCGCGATGCGGCCATGGCATCGACGATCATCCCGCCGGCGAGGATGTCGCCACCGCGGGAATTGATGTAGAGGAAAATCGGCGCGGTCGAGTCCTGCTCGTTCGCGTCCTGAATCTGTCCGATGACCTTGTTCGCAACGTCCTGGTCAACGTCACCATAGAGCGTGGCGGCGTTGCGTTCGGGCGCTGCGAGCGCAGGCGCGGCAACAGCCGTGCAGCCCGACAGGAATACCGCCAGCAGGAAGGTCGCGAGTTTCATTCGTGATTGTCCCCGTTCGGGTGGGCCGCTTCGCCGAAGTTGCGCACGGCGGCCCAGGCGCGACAAGCGAGAACGCCGAGCGCGAACGCGAGCACGAGCACGATCCACATCAGATCGTGTCCTTCTCGCAGATGGAGTCTTTGTCGATCAGGCCGTCATAGCCATCGGTGACGAGGCCGTCGAATCCCTCGCCCTTGCTGCAGCGGCCGGTCGTCTCGACCCACTTCTTTTCGTTGCGCTTCATGTCAGCACTCCCGATTGAACGTTGCCGAAGTCCGGCCAGCACAGCGCCATCTCAGTCTTGCGGCGCTTCACGATGCCGGCGCAATTGCTCGATGCGAGGCGGCAGTCCTTGCCGGCTGAGTACATGTACAGGCCTATAGCCCGGCAAGCGCCAGAAAGGTCGCCGGCATTGGCGTGGTTCTCCATCGACGAGCCGCAGAAGCGTCCCGTATTGAATTCGAAGTCGAGATAGGCCGCGTACTGGTTCGCCGGCAACTCGACTCGCAGGCAGCTCGCGATCGAGCGCGCGGCATAGCGCAAATCCTCGGCACGGTATGCGTCGCACTGCTCGGGCGTCGCCGTGTCGCCCTCATGGACGCCGCGGGTATGGCCGTCGCAAATTGTCCACGGAGCGCCAGCGCCGATGCCGTCGCGGTAGGCGTGGAGCTTGCGCCCCTCGTGCGCCCTGATCGCGCCGGCCACTAGCGCGCATGCGCCGAACAGGCCGGCCAGAACGCGAAGGTTCACCGCGCCGCGCTGACGATTTCGCGCAAGCTTGCGGCGGGCTCGGCGGTAGTGCCGCGCTCCCCACCAGTCCCGAAGGAACTTGGTCCAACAGAAATGCGCGATCAGCAGCGCGAACCACACCGTCGAAAGAAACATGCTCGCCGCGTTCCAGTCGATGATGCCGAGCAACTTGGTAGCGACGACAGCCGCCGGTGGTGTCCCCTTGGCGATATCCACGGCGGTTTGATGTTCCATAGGCAATTGCCCGCGGTCGGATTGCTCCGGCGGGCGCTCTGGTAGTGGATGGGGATTTACTTCGGTACTGGTGTCAGCGCCGGGCGCTTGCGCTCAGGCTTCGATTCTTGAACGTTGCGCCATTGCATCGTTTCCGCATCCAGGACGAACAGGACGCCTTCAACGACCATCAGCGCGACGCCTTTGACTCGCGCCATGAAAGCCTCGACGTCGTGGATGTAGGCCTCGCCATCTGCGACTTGTGCGCAGGCCGGGCCTTCGTCCTCGGCTTTCGTGGTCATGCGGCGCGCGCCAGGCTGAAACGTTGCTTTGCGTTCCGGTATTTGCGCTGCAGGAAACGTGCGACGCTGGTGCCGGCGTACTTGCGCGACAGGTAGTCGATCGTGAGCGGCATTTCGCTGAAGCGACCATCGCGCACTTCGTTCAGGACGATTGCGCAGCGGTCGTGAGCGTTCGCCGCGCCCTTGTACGGTTCGTCGTGGAGGTAACAACTGCCAGCAACGATGCCACGAATCACGCGGCCCGTTGCGTACTGGCGCGTCCCGATGTCGTAGCCCTGCACATGGCCCTGCACGAACGGCGAACCGATGGCGGCCAACTTGTACGTCGCCGTCCCGCCAATCGGCCGTCCGGTGTTCGGATTCGCGAAGTAATGTGCGTAGCTGATTCCGTCGATGACGGTAACGCCTGGTGCGCCATTGGAGAACGGGACGATTTCCCACTCGTCATCGTGCAGCAGGTCGAGACCCACGATGCCCTCAAGCACTGGGTTCTGACGCAGGTATCGGTCTAGTCGATCCTCGTGGTTGCCCCTCAGGCGCACCATGCGCTTGGGGCGGAACTTGCCCATCCCGGCGAACAGGATGCGATCTGCTTCCTGCGCCGATTCGATGTCGCGGCTAAGGCGCATGCCCTCTTTTTCGAGCGAGCCCGGCGCAGAGTGCGTCGAGACGCTTGGAAAGTCGGCGTTGTCGCCGAGGTCGATCGGCACATCCGGGCGGTACTCGGCGCTTGCCTTGCCGAGCCACAGATTGTGATCCAGCGGAACCCCAGGCCGCGCCTGGCGATCTGGCACGATGAAATGCCTACGCATCTCAGTCGCCCGCCATCACAGCGGCCGGGCATCCCGGCGCCGAATACGCCAGCACGTCGGGATCCGTCGCCGGGTTCTCGCCCGAGCCGAACAGGAACCGCTCAACCTGAGCAAGCATTTCGGCCGGACTCCCGTCGTTGTGGATGTCCAGGTCGATCATTTCGTCCGGGATCGGAACTTCGCTTGCGTGTTCCCCGCTCGCCAGTTCGGACGGGCGGCGCGTGCGGAGGATGATTCCTCCGGCGGCGCGAATGAGCCTCGCCTCGTTTGGGAATCGCACGTCCGACAGCACGACATCGGGGAACTTCAGCGCCCGACGAACCGCGGCCTTGATCCACAGATCGGAGTCGACCATCTGCCGGCCCCACTCCGTGCCGAGCGTCTGCAACATGTGCCGCGGCGTGACATCGTTGAGCCAGTCGACCGGGCTTTCCTTGATCGCCTCCAGCTCCGCGGGCGTCACGCCCAGGATGCCGGCGACCATCGCGCGCATCGGCGCCGCGAAACTGTCGTGGTGGAAGCCGTGGCGCTCGCAGAGCAAGTCGCCGAGGGTCGTCTTGCCGGACCTACGCCGGCCAGTGATGCCGATCAGCATGCCGACCTCGAATTGGTGCCAGATCCGACGTCGGTTGCTGCGCCTTCGGGCGCCGTCGGTCGGGCGAAATTGGTTTCCGGCCGGTTATGGCTCGACCATTTGCCACGCACTTTGATCGTGGCGGCCGTAGGCTGTACCGGAAAGTTCATGACCGGCATGGTTTGTCCATGTCCCAAACGCCGGGGTAAAGCGTGCGAGGATCGATTCGATCGGCGGCGAAGTCCGTTCGCGCCGGCATGGTCCTGCTGCACCCGCTCGCGAAGCCGGGCCGCGGATCTTCTTCCTCTTGGCTTGATATTGTTCCATCCCGCTGGCGGTCATTCCATTTAAGCCCCGTCACGGAGCCCCACCGCGCCTGGAGCACGCTGTCACGACGCATTCCGTAGGCCCAAGACAGTGCCATCCGGTATTCGTCGATAGTGACCATGAGCGCGCCGGCGACGAAATCGCGAATGCGCTGGAAGCCTTGAACGCCGATGCCAAGAAGCGCCGCGCGCTCATTCAGGCCCGGGCATGCGCCGCGACCGATGAAAACCATTGCCATCGCATCCGAAACTGCGATGCGGCCCCAAGATTCCTGATAGCCCTCGACGTAAGCGCGGCGGCGCTTGCCGTAGCGGCCTTTGTACGCTGCGGAAGCAACGCCAGAGGCGACCATGCCGCCCCAAGCTCGCAGCTCGTCCAAGTAGCCGGGGACTTGGGCTACATACGTCAGATACGCGGCTGCGCCCGGGCTCCCGGACGGCGTAACCATCGACGCAATGCTCAGCGCGCAGATCTCGTGATCGTTCAGGGCGCGCAAGCCAAATCGCGCGAATTGCGTGTCCAGGTCGCGTCCACGCAGATCCCAATCGCCAGCATGAAGTTCGGCGCTCATGCGGCGATCCTTCGGCCGAGAATCCAAAGCGGCTCGAAGCGCGGACGATTTCCGTCCGCCATTTTCAGCGCGCCGGCGATGCCCTCCGCTGCCGCTCCGATGTCATCGGCTCCACATTCGTCGATCTCCACCCACTCGCCACGGCAATGGATCGACTCAAGCGCACGCAGGAGACTCTGCTCGGCGCTGAATGCCTCTCCGCGGCTTACGAACCTGCAGCCGTAGATGGCGAGCAAGTCGAACGGGTTCCCCGTGGTCAGGGAATAGACACGGCCCTCGGGGTGGCTCGACATGCCAACCTTGACGTACCTGCATCGCCCCTTTGTTCCGAAAAACGCGAGGTAGCAATACGTCGGCCCGGTGCGTAGCATTGAAATCCCGCGGGCAGCTTCACGGGCTGTCGGCAGCACTTCCGCCGCGCGCTCGTTCGCCTCTTGCACGAGCTCATGCTCGGGGGCCGTGGGGCGTTCCGAATAAAGCCGTTCCGAGATGCGTTGCGCCAGGCCGGCCTGGTTGGAGTCGATGCTGAGGCCGGACGCCCGTTCCTGTACGAACCATTCCCGCAGTCGCTCGCACGTCTCGATGCTCATTGCCCCTGAATCCCGCATGCGGTGGATGCCGCGGGGAGACAGTTTCTTTATGCGGCTGTCGCAGAAAAAGCACGACCGTTGCGACACTTCCGATGCCGATGGATCGCGTCTTTCGACACCTTCGCTTGCGCGGCAGCGATGCGCGTACTCAGCCCTTCGAGGCTGTCGAACAGCTCGCCCTGACGGCGGAGCAATTCGTCGTCGGCAAACGCGGTCGGCACGCGCCAGTAGAGCGTGCGTCCGCCGGCCTGCTCAATCAGGTACTCCACGAACCCGCGCCACATGGCCGCTCGATCCTCCGGCGACAGCGTACCCATCGCCGAAGTCTCGAATGCGGCCTTGAGGCGAACGAGGCTCACAGCGATCGGGCTTCGCTATAAAGCTTGATGATTTGCCTTAGGTTCAATCGCCCTTCTTTTGGTCCGGCTCGATTGCAAGCGATCAACTCCTCGGCCGTACAACCGCTCAACGCGCTGCAGCCGGTACGCTCGACGCGCGCCAGCCGATCAGGAAGCATTAGCATCCCTTCCTCGCCGTACTGACCCCTGTAATACGCCTTCAGCCCGTCAAGCGTCATGATCGAACTGACGGGCGCATCGACTACAGTCGACCATTCGCAATATTGCTCGTCGCCTAGTTTCACCAAAAATTTGGGCATCGCTATCTCCTTTTGGAATCACGCGACCATCGCACCGAATATCGCAAGCGCCTGGTCGATCGTTTCGACGACGTGAACCTTGACGCCGGAATCGAGCGCGCCGGCGTGGAACTTGACCTGATCGGCCGTTAGCCTTCGCGCGGATGGTGGCTTGCTGCCGTCCTTTATTTCGAGAAGGTAAATTTGCGAGCGCCATAGACACATGAGGTCGGGCAGCCCATTGCCGGACCCGGACATGTCCACGACGTTCACGCCGATCGAGCGCAACGCCGCGACTATCTCGCCGTGGTTCGCATCGACTCTTGCGGCGCGGCGGATCAAGCGCGCAGCCTCTCAATCGTGATCGGACCAGAGGCCATGCGTAGCCGCTTGAGCCGAGTCCCGATGACGCCTTCCGAGCATCCCACGACTTTTGCAAGCTCGACCTGCGTGTAATACACGCCCTCGATGCGCACCTTGTTGAGCGCACTCGCGGCCTTGCCGCCACGCTTGCCGTATGCGCGCGCCTCAGCACCCGGTGTTGGGAAGTTCATGCTGCCCTCCTGCGTCGTTGAATGGATCGGATGTCACGCTTTTCGTACATGCATGCCTTGCACTGCGATCGGAAAGGACCATCGATCGATCGGCGGATGAAAAACTCATCGTCCTCGGGCCAGAATCCACGGCAGCATGTGCATTGCCGCTCGACCCCGATATCGGTTTCCCTGCGAACCGCGAAATGGCCCCTCATGCGATCTTCTCCAACGTGTCTGCGAGGATGTCCAATTCCGAAACTCGATACCGCCGCGTGAACTCGCGCGTTCCGAGTCCATGCAATCCGGTGTCGCCCTGGTGATGCTCTCGGCACAGAGGAATGACCAGGACATCATCCGCGCGCTGCGACATGCCCCGCCCTTCGCGTATGTGGTGAAGCTGCGGCGGCGTGATTCCGAGTCCGAGCATTCGGCAGATGTAGCAACCGAGTGCCGCGACCTTAGACTTGTGGCGCTTGATCGCGGATGCGGGATGCGTTTCGCGCTTCGGCTGCTCGGCGCCGGGCTCGCGCAGTTCCTTGCGCGGGAGGACCTTCGATTCCTTGGCCGGCTTCATGCCGCACGCTCCATGCGCTCGCGCCAGAATGGATCCGGGTCGGGCACGTCGATTCCGCGCTCAGCCGCGCGCTGTTGTATGAATGCGTAGAATTCGAGCGCTCCGGCAATCGTGATCTCGTCGCGCTCTCCGCGCTCGTTCTTCGTCGTCGTGCGCACTGGCTTATTGCGCAGCTCGGGGTGCCAGCCGAAGTATTCGCCGCACCAGAATGCGTGAAGGTCTTTCTTGTCCTGCTCACCGCGCAGCCCCATGAACTCCATGATCGGTTTGTACGCCGCAGCGAACAGGGCCTTGCGCTGTTGCTCGCTGCGCGGCTTGACGAACTTCTCTGTCGTCACCTTCCACGGCTTGTTTTCTGGCAGCCGATCTAGGAACGCATGCGCATTCGCGAGGATCGCTGGGCGGTTTGGATCGCCCGGCATCAGGTAGTAGCTCTGCGCGCTCATGCCGGAATCTCCGTCGGCTTGGCGTCACGCTCCGGCATATAGACCCACTCGCGAATGTACGTCCCGTCGCGATGGCGGCCGGTGATCGTCACAATCCAGCAGGCGGGAATGCGCGGACGCTCGTCGTCGCCGGCGTGTAGGACGAAACGTGAGGTCATGCCGCCGCCCCGAACATATCGGACTGAGACCCCGCTGCCGAAAGGTTCAGCGCTGCCTGTCGGTAATAGCTAGCCTTCAGCTCAACGCCGACAAACCTGCGCCCCATCTGCACTGAGACATATCCCTCCGATCCGATGCCGGCGAACGGCGACAGCACCACGTCGCCCGGATTCGTCCACAGGTCGATGCCGCGGCGGATGACCTCAAGCTGGAGCGGGCAAATATGGCGCTCGTCGTCGTGCTCGCGAGCGCTACGGAATTGCAGCGTTTCGTTCGGGTTTATGTCCATCCAAACCGGCGATGCGACTTGCTGCCACTTGTCCACCGGATAGTCGGCAGGATCGTGCGTAACGCGATCGACGATTTCGCCCGGCGACCGCATCGTCACCAGATAGTCCGGTATGCCCTGACGGCTCATGCTCGCATTGCCGCGCACGGTCTTGTGCAGCAGGCCTAGCGCCTTTGTGCGCTGCATCGCCGTAACGGGGTCCTTCCAGATACACACCTCGCTCGCATAGATGAACCCATGCGCCTGGAATGCGCGAATAAGATCCCCGCGGAAATCCTTCAATCCAATGTAGCCGTCGCGCTCCTTGCTCGTAGGCATCAGCATGCAATGGAACGACACATTGCGGCCGGGCTTCATCACGCGCCGAAGCTCTGCGATCAGGTGTGCGAAGTGCTCGAAAAACTCCGCGTCATTGCGGCAGTTGCCCATGTCACGCGGACTGTTGCTGTAGGTGTACAGCGACGCGAACGGCGGCGAGAAGATCGAATAGTCGACACTCGCATCCGGCAGGCCGCGCACGACCTCCACACAGTCGCCGTGATACAGAGCAAAGCCATCCGCTACGGTTGAGTCAAGGCAGTTCATGCGGCCTCCGAAGTAAGCCACGACGGAACGATGATCTGTTTACGTGGCTCGTATGGGTTGGATTCTCGGACCATACCGAGAACGGATTTTTGAACGGCAGCCAACGTTTCGGCGGACAGCGCATCGGCCATCGCCTTGGCATCTACTTCCTTGCGTTTCAGGTTTGCGACGATCGCTCCCTCAAGATGGCTTGAGAAAATATGCGCGTGCACTTCGCGTTTCTGGCCGAACCTCCAGCAACGACGCACAGCCTGGTAGTACGCCTCCCATGAATCAGTGACGCCGACGAATGCAATTCGCGCGCAGTGCTGCCAATTGAGTCCCCATCCGCATATCGACGGCTTTGAAATCAGTACGCGCGCCTTGCCGTCCGCGAAGTCGCGCAGGCGGCGCTCCTTCACGTCGGGGTCATCAGAGCCGCGCACCTCGATCGCGTCAGGTATTGCAGCCTTGAGCGCGTCGCTTTCGTCGTTCAGGTCGCACCAGACAATCCACGGCTGACGATCTTCGTTCACCATCGCAGCACATGCAGCGACGCGGGCATCCAAACTTCCCCGGCGTGCCGTGCGGCGCTCGCTCATCGTTGATGCCTCAAGCGCGAACAGCATCCCCTCCGACGCCTGAACTTCGGACTTGACGTGATGCTCCGACACGGTAAGCGGCGGAAGCGTGTACAGCGCATCATCGAACCCAAGATCGGACGGCTTGCGAACCATTGCGGCCCAAGTCGCAACCCACTTCCAGAACGCCTCGCGCGCGTGGCCTTTGAGCCGCCACGTTTGCGTATCTCCGCCGTCATGCACGAAGTACTCGGACAGCATTTCAGTTTGCGTGCAGATGCCGAGGAATTCCGCATGCGTTCCAAGTTCCGTCCAGTCGTTCGGCGCTGGCGTAGCGGTTGCGCATAGCTTGAACGGCGTGCTGCGGAATGCGTCCAGCAGAGTTTTTAGCGTCTTGGACGTGTGATGCTTGATGATGCTCGACTCGTCCAGCACGACCGCGCCGAACCGGTTGCAGTCGAACTTGTGCAGGCGGTCATAGTTCGTGATGTTCAGGCCCGGCCTTACATCGTCCGCCTCGCGGCAGTGCGTCACGGTCACGCCCATTTCCAATCCCTCGCGCACCGTCTGCGCAGCGACGGCCAGCGGAGCAAGGATCAGAACGTCGTGCCCCGTAAGCCGATGCACCGCGTCCGCCCAAGCCAATTGCATGCGCGTCTTGCCTAGTCCTGTGTCGGCGAAGATGGCCGCGCGCCCGCGACTGATCGCCCAACGTGTCAACGGATCTTGGTGCGGGAACAGAGGGCCGGCGATTTCGCCAACATCGGATATTCCGGTTGGCGGAACAATCGACAACTTCCGCGCAATGAATCCGTCGTAGCTCATCCTTGCCCCCTCGCGCTCTCGGCGCGCTTCGTTGTTGGAGTAGCGAACCAGTCCATCCCAGGAGTCGGCGCCTTGCCGATCGAGCGGCCGCCCTCCTCGGCGTACTTCAGGGAGACTGGGCCAAACGTGAGCGTGAACAGGTCGGCGAACGCAACGGCCGCGGGGAAGTTCGCGCGCGTCTCTGCGCGCTTCGCAGCATGGCTGTCGGCCGCCGCGTTCACGCTGCCGCTACCGCCGTCGCCGCGTACTCGACCATGGGACGCGGCTGGTGCTCGGGGCCGCTCAAGAATTGCGTAGAGGTCGGATGGAACCATAGGTTTATCGTCGGCTCCTTGCCGGTCGCGCGTTGTTTGTGTACGAGCAAAAGGGTGTCGGCCTGCTTTTCATATTTCTCATCGAGGTCCTCCGGTGGCTGGCCAATCTCGCGGAGCTTCTGATTCGCGTCGGCCAACATACGAATGGCCCGCTCGCGTGGTTTGTTCCGCCACACCTCGATCAGCGTGTCCGCCATGTCCGTGATGCCGCCGCTGCCCTTTACGGACATCTTTCCCGCCGGCTTGTCCTCGCTTTCGGTTTTGCGCATGTGCGCTACGATCGCGACGTGCGTCTGCGTGTCGCGGGCGAAGTCGGTCAACTCCTCGACGAACGCCTTCATGCCGGAATAGTCGTCATCAGCGAATCCGCACTTCGTGAGGTTGTCGATGACGAATAGCTCGGTTTCATAGCGGCGGCGGGCGTAGCGGAAAACCTCAAGGATCCGCTCCGCCTTCGCGCGGCCCGAAACGTCGAATGCATACATGACCTTCGCCAGTTCGCGATGCGCGTAGCGCGCGAACGCTTCCGGCGGATCGCCGCTGCCGCATAGCTGGCGATTCATGCGCATCAGCCACAACGCGGTGCGAAACTCCATGCTGGCAACGCAACAACGTGCTCCACGTGAAGCGAGCCATCCAACAACGTGCGAGATAACGGCCGACTTTCCGTGACCATTCACGCCGGCCCAAATCGATGTCTCGCCGTCACGCAGTCGAATGTCCTCGTGGGTTTTCTTCCAGGGCAAAACGAGGCCTTCATCCACGCGGCTGTATTCCGCGATGACGGCGTCCTCGAACTCTCCAACGTTGCGCAGCTCGGCGGGGTCCTGCGTGCGCGCGTCGCGCATCGCCTTGATAATCTCGGCGGCATCGACGCCATCGATGCGGCACTCGTTCGCGTCCTTCCTCGGCAGCGTGACGACGCGAGTGCGTTCGCGGCCAAGGCGCTCGACCAGTTCGGGAATCGCCTTCTGCCCCGCTGCGTCGCCGTCCATCGCGAGGTAGATCGTGTCGAACCGCGCCAGGCGATCGAACTCGCGCTCGATCCATCCGTGCGAGCCGGCTCCGGTCGGAACGCTCAGGCTCGGGAAGCCGTACGCGTGCATGGCGATGGCGTCGAGCTCGCCCTCGGTGATGCATACCGCGCGCGCATCGCCACGGATAGCCTGCCAGCCGAACAGAATCGGCTCGCACTCGGCATCGGCGCTGAACTGCTTCGGCAACTTGCGGTACTTCGCGAACACCAGCTCACCGGCGAGCAGGTACGGGAACATGAGGCGTTCGCCGCGGCTGCGAAGCTTGTACGCCTCGACTGACTCGTCCGGTAGCTTCCGCACGTCGCGCAGCCACTCCGCGTGCTCGCGGCTCAGGGCGGAAACGCCCTCGCGCGTCGGACGCTTCCATTCGCGCTCCGGGCGCTTGGCCGGCATGTCATCCCGGACGCCGAGGTAGTCCAGTGCCTCGCGGCACGCTTCGGCCAGCGACAGCGAGCGAACCGCCATCCACAGGCCGATCAGGTCGCCGCTCTGCCCCGTCTCGCCGTCGAGCCACACGCCAGGCTTGCCGCCGCCGAGATGCACGCCCATGGACTTGCCGGCCTCGCCATCGATTCCGCCCACGCGCCACTCTTGGCCGATGCGGCGACCATTGGGCAGCAGGTGGCGGACTACGCCATCGACCTGCGCGGCCAGCAGCGTGGCAATCTCGCAGGCCCTCATAGCGCGCCCCGCATGAAGTCGGGGATGTCTGCGCCCGACCTCGAATCAGCCTTCTTGCCGTCGGCGGAAACCCATTCGGCCTTGAACCCGCGCCACCCGCGCTCGCAACACATGGCGAGTGCGTCCTGCATCCCGATGCCCGCCTTGTCCGCTTCACGCTTGATACCGGCCATGGCCGTGGCGGTTATGGGCGCGCGAAGTTTCGTTCGGAGCGCACGGAAGTCGGACGCGATCTGCGGATCAATGCCCGCGAGCAAGTCGCCGTCGGGCGCAGTCTTTTGCTCTTTCTTCTCTTCTCTATCTCTAGTCCGCTTTGTGTCCGCATTTTGTCCGCACTCAGACCGGACAGATTGCGGATTTTTTCTGCCGTCCCTTTTCCTCTTTTGGTCCTCGGCGCGACGCTTTCCGGACGCCCCGTTATGCTCTGTAAACTCCGGGACCGTAAGGGTTTGTTCGCCATCAAAGGCGAGCCATGCGACACCAATCATTGCGGTAGCAAAGCCG